CCCATGCTCATAACCGCCCCGTAATCGTCTTTAGAGTAGTCTATGACCGGTGAGCCATATCGTCTATATATCCCTCTCTGCTCTAGTTGTGTCTTCTCAGCATGATGCGTTGAACACAGCGATTGAAACTGATTGTAAGTAAATGCAGTTACCCCTATCTGTGACCATGGAAATAGATGATCGACTGTATTAGCAGAAATGTACCGTCCCTCCATAAGACAACCGGCACACATAGGATAGAGACTAAGCTGGATTTGCCTTAGCTTTTTCCATTGTTTTGTTTGGTACATGTCATTGAATTCTTTTCGGTCTTGATTAATCTTCGGGTTATATCTTGGTGTATTTTTTCCGCCATGGACCATGCAAAACCGATTGAATTCTGACTTTGGATTCTTGCAACCCAATTCACCGCATAAAGAATATTTAGGAACTGATGGCATTAATATTTCTTGAATCGTTCTTCAACTATCTGAGGCACTGTGTTTTTCCATCGTACTGAATGATGTATACGAGGGTTTTTACTGTGCATTACTGCTATCTTTACAGACGACGGCATATAAAGAATTGAGTAAAACGACTTAACGTACGTACCAGAGTCCAAATAAAGCTCCGTCAATCCTCCGCTATTCTTTTGCGTTTGCTTTTGCTGAAGCGATACGATTGTCACAGTTACGAACAGTTTTCCTTGTGATCCGAGGTAAACGTACATATTTACGTCTTCGTTTATTCTTCCAAAGAATTCGTACGGTCTATCAACGCTAAAAATGAAGCTATTCATCACCTTACGCTTTGGCTTTTCGATAGTACCGCTATCTTTTCCACCGATAAAGTCACCGCCCTGAGCCATAGCTAACGAAGTTATTGGCGTATCCTTGAAATAATCAAGCATCGCATCCCAAACCCCGTCTAAGTCTTTGATTCTTTTATCCGAATACGTTCCATAGTTGTTACGTTTATGCCTAAAGTCCGTATAGTCGTCATCGAGCTGAATGTAATATTTATAGCCCAATTCCTTAGCGATTTCATTATTCATATTACGAGCATAAACAACGCCACGCAAAGTACCGAAGTTATCACCGCTATCCGTTATCTGACCAGCTTTCACCTTATCAAATACGTAAACCTGATCCCTGTATAGCTTTTTGTATTCATTAGCTTTTTTGTCTAGACTGTCGATAACGATCACAATTGGACCTGTATAGCCGCATTTTCTCAGCGTTTCGTACGTGTAAACCTTATTCGCTCTTGCATTGCTCAGAATAAAGGCGCAAAAGTCCTTATTCTTCATCGCTATCAATATCCATGTATGAATCAGCGTAAATATCGTCAATCTTTTGCGACATTACGACATAACCCTGCTCAATTGCTTTTTGGAAGTCAATGATTACGAGTGCAGAATTTTCCATTAATTCCTGCATTCCTTTACCAGCATGAGCGTAATATTCAGCTATTTCTTGATAATCAAATACTAAATGCCGCTGAGCCGCTATTCTTAAAAACTCTTTTTCTTCATCCGTAACTTTAGAATTATTGATTTTTTCTATCAATTCATCCGATTTACGTCTATCGACCAGCATCGACAAATCTGGCTTTTCGCCCTTTGGTTCGTATATAGGCGTGTCGATCTTTTTTGTATATTCCAGCATTTCCTTGGATTTTGAATCGTCCATCAAATCCAATAAATCTGTAATTTCATCCTGTCCGAAACCAGTCAACGAAACATTAAAACCGCTTTCCTCTAACTTTTTCAATTCCAAAGCCAGAATTTCGTTATCCCACTTAGCATTTATAGCGATTTTATTGTCAGCAATAACGTAAGCTGACTTTTGCTCATCGTTCAGGTGAGACAACTCAATGGTTGGAACCTCTGCAAGTCCCAAAAACTGAGCCGCCATCACCCGCCCATGACCAGCAATAATACCGTTAACACCATCCAGCAACACCGGATTGTTAAACCCGAATTCTTTAATACTATCCGCTATTTGTTTTATTTGCTCTTTGTCGTGAAGTCTGCTGTTATTAGCAAAAAACATTAACTCAGAAGTTTTTTTGTATTGTAGTTTTAATTTCATGTTGTAGGGTCTTCGATAATATGTATTGGGTTGTTGTCGATCCAGATATCAATGTTAATGCCTAATTTCTTTACGAAATCCATTTTTGCCTTGCCCATCGTAAAAATGACGTTTTCCTTCCCGATCACTTTCCCGATAGAATCTAACAAATCCTGATTTTGCTTCTCACCTGTGTGATGCGTTACGCAGTAAAGTTTGTCTTTTCTAAGTCTAACTAGCTCGATGAACACGTTCCAAAACTTAGGATCAGCAGAATAAGTATTGTGATAATCCAAAGCAAAAGTTAATTTACCTGCTTTTTTTTCTTTAATTTCTATAGATTCAGCACCAGCCGCATGAGCCGCTTGCCCTACTTGGACCGCTTTTTGTTTGGTATCAAACGGACCTTTTGAACCCCAATACCATCCGTCCGCTTTTTTACTTATCGGCATCATTCACCCCTTAAAAAATGTTGGCACATCTGGCAACGGCACATCTTCTGGCCATAACCCATGATAAATTAATTGAAATACAGTCTTTTTATGCGCCCTGTACCAAAAATCTTGTTTTTGTTCTTTTTCCAATTGTCCTTGATCGATCATCGTATGGCAAGAAAAGCATAAACTAGCAATTAAATTATCATCACATTTTATGCCACGTCCTTTGCCTCCCTGCCAATTACCGTGAGCCGCTACGATTGTTCCGTCATCTTTACCGCAATGCTGGCACGGAATTGCCCTAGCATTAGCTAAAAGCCTCTTGCTTCGCACGTACTCATGTTTAGGAAATCTCATACTTCAATTACCGATTCAGCTTGTGAACGAATCAAATCTGCGGTTTTTTTAATCATTTTCTCGTATTCCGATCTTGAAACTGACGATCTTTGTAAATCATGATATTCGTAAACTTCACGCATAGCTACGATTCCTGACCCATTTAAACCCATTTTTTTGGTTTTTTTATATCTATCAGCCGCTTCATACATACTTTTTTGCAAAATCTGTACATATGGCAACACCTCTGGACCAATTCCCGATAACGCCATCGTTTCTGCAATATTCATCATATCCACAATAGAACGCCAATCGTTAACCGTTCCTTGACCCGTCCTCATAGCTTGCATCGAGGTCAATTCCCTAATTCTGATTTGATCTAAAACCCTTTTTTCGGTTATTGCCGCACCCGTTATTGCGTGCTCAATAGGGTTAATCAGTAAGTAATGTGTACGTTTAGTTTTTTTTCTCATGTTCTGAACTAAAAGTTATGCCATTCTGTGCGCCCCATGAGTATAAAAACTCAATAAAGTCGCTTGCCTGTTGTTTTGAAAACTTTCTTGACTGAAAACCCAGTTGAACTATTCCTAGACCAGATAAGCTCGGAATAATCCTATCCTTAGCTCCAGTCGTATCTTCAATAAATTGCTGAATGAGTAGTCTTTTCCAATCGTCAGCCGACCATTTTGAGCCCAAATGTTCCGCTTGTTTGGCTATTTCACCAATCAAAGCATGATATTTTTGCTCCTGATCTCGATTCTTATCTACATCGGTAATTATCAATTTTGCTTGATTTCCAGCTTCAAGGTACGTTTTTAAGGTACTCCAAACTGTTTTAATTACCTCATAACCCTGATTTGCAGAGATTAATTGGAATTCGCTGTGCATATTTTTAGCATCCTTATTGCAGAATCTGGACTATCGACAATTGCAAGTGGTCCACCTTTCCAGCTTGCATGCCAATCCATTTGATCCTCGGTTAATCTTCTAGCCGAAGGCGGTTTATTTCCGTCCTTGACCTCCATCAAAATCGTATAACCCTGATACCCTACCAACAAATCAGGCACACCATGACCTACACCAGCTAATGATTGAACACTAGCTCCATAAGCTCTTAATACCGAAACCACCTGTTCATGATTAGCGTCAATTCGTGCGAATTTCATAATTTCCTTGTAAATCACCGGTTACGATTAAAGCCATTGCGACAATGTAATCAGGCACAAAACCACCAAAACGAACTTGATCGAGAATTTTGTTTGCTTCATCTTTAGTCATTCTTGTTCCTTATATTCCAAGCCCATGCAATAACAACTGCAACAATGACAACAGAAATTGCATAAACCGTTTCAATGTCCATCACGATATCAATGTGTAATGAAGGTTGAATCATTCTTGTCCCCTTGCTCGGATTGTTTCAGCAATAACTTTTGATGGGTGTGGATAAGCAAGCACCCATTCGTCTGCAATCTTTGCACAATCCTCACGTTCTTTTTCTGCTACCAGTTTGGCAAATTCTTTAATAAAATTACGCACTTCACCAACAGTAATTTGGTCGCTGTAAATATCAACCCATGTCTTGCTACCAATATGTGCTTGCTTAGCCATGTCCATAATTTCTTGATCATTCATTCTTTACCTCTTTTGTATTCATCTTTTAATAATTTAAGTTTGGCTAAACTTTCAGCCTTTACCCTATCTAATTCCATCTTTTCATGCAGAGTTAGCTTCTTCTCAATCATTAAAACGGGTTTTTTAGGAATTTCTGGACCTGCATTGCAAAAATCCCGAAACTTTATTGCACTTGGCACAAAATCACCACTTAAACGAGTGAGTGCATAGTCCAGAGACGGCTTGTAAGTCAAAAAGTTACCGACTTGTCCCTTCCATACTCCCCGTATTAATTCCGTGCCCATGCCCTCGAAATGACGGTTGAATGTAGCTCCATAGATAGCACCCATGTTTGCAAAAATGTAATCTAACCCTTCGTCTTTCGTACAAAAATCAGCTTCCGAGTAGTTTGACATTTAAACCCCCCACTAAACCTCTGGTTAATCCAGATAAAACCGATTGATTCATTTGCCCAGTCTTAGACATTTGATTACCATCATTCATTGCTTTTAAATACCAGCTATGCTTGAATGCCGCCCAATTACTAAGACAACAATATTCCACACCAGTTTGATCCGAAATATTAGCCTTCATAAACTCAATGCAAGTTTGTTTCCAAGCTGTCTCAGTCATCGGTAACTTTTTAGCTTTTCTTATTTTCATCCAATCATCCCAGACTTGCTCCGTGACTGTGTGAGGACGAGCAACGATAGTTGCTTTTTCTTTCTTTGTCTCTTTCTCTTTCTCTGTCTCTCTCTCTGTCTCTAGACGATCATCTTGATATACGTTTGATATCAAGTCGATACAATCATCTTCGATCCAATGAGACAATTTGTTAATGCAATCTTTAGTATCCTTTTCGGACATTCTCAATCGAAAACTTAATATTTTTGTAGATGGTATCTCTCCATCATTTTCAGACGCTATTAGCCAGAGCATTGTTAACACTTTTGCCGCTTTTGAGTCCAGCTCGTGCCATTCAATATCGTCTAATAAATCACGATAAAGTTTGACCCAAGGCGGTTTACGATCCTTAAAGTGTTGAAATTTAGACCAATTTTTAATCCGCATGTGTTTTTTTCCTTTTTAAACACACCTTTGTGAGAAACTTCGGCAGGAGAAGGTGTAACTCTTTTCGGTGGGATAGCTACCCCCCACCTAGCCTCGTTTCAACTTATTCTATCTTGATTTTGCGTTGTAAACCATTCGGGCTTCAAAACCTTCAATTGCCAAATTCTTGCCTGTGGAATTTCTTTCCATTGAGCAACCGCAGGCTGGCTTATTCCTAGCAATTCGGCTAACTTATACTGATTACCAGCAAGTTTGATTAAAGTCTTTAAATCCATCTTTTAATTATAACTGAACTTATAACCCTACTGATTAGTCAACTTATAAAATAACTCTTTACTGTGGTTTATAAGTTACGTTATACTGCATTCAGCCCTCAAACTTCTTGAGGTACTTTTAAAAAGGAACTTAAATGAAAAATGAATTATTACCCCAAGCAAATTGGCAAACACAAGCCAGAGGCACAAATGATCAAGAGTACCAAATATATCTAGCTTGTGCCGATAATGGTAAAGGTGGAGATATTACAAATAACGGAGCACCTTTAAAAACATACGAAGAATGGTTAAATAGTTAATAAGCATAGCCAACTGTAAAAGGTTGGCTTTTTTATTTTAAAAAGGAATTGAAATGATCCGCTATCACAGAACCATCAACGAAGCCTTTCCTAAAACTATGGAATACGGCGCTTCAATCGAAATTTACCCCCAAAAAATCACACTACTGCAAAAGGTTTACCGAGTCGTATTCCTAGTTGCCATCATCGTAGTAGCCTGTGACCTCTTTATCTGGAGACCCTAATGGATGCAAATCAAATCCTCTGCATGCAAGATGATGCAATTGCCGAGTTGTACAAAAACGCAGAACCAGCAGACCGCATGGCTTTTCAAATCGGAATGTTAAAACATACCGTCTTTGAACTATGCCAACGAATTAAAACCCTTGAAACCGAAATCATTTACCTTGAGGCAAAAAATGGAAACTAAAACTAAACTTGTTTACCTAGCAATTAATAAAGTACAAGCCGACCTTGCTAAAACCGGCATTGAAAAGAACCGAACCAACTCTCAAGGGTCAGGTTATAAATTCCGAGGTATAGACGACATTTATAACGCTATTTCTAGCCTTATGGCAGAACACGGCCTTTGCATCATGCCCAGAATGCTCCGCAGAGATATCGTAGAACGCAAATCCTCTAGCGGAGGTAATCTTTACTTCATTACAGTTAAAGCCGCCTTTGACTTTATTTCTGCACACGATTCATCAATTCATACAGTTATTACTTTTGGCGAAGCTATGGACTCAGGCGACAAAGCAACCAACAAAGCAATGTCAGCCGCACACAAATATGCACTTCTACAAACCTTTGCCATACCCACAGAAGGTGACAACGATTCAGAAAACACTTTAGCAGACGTGACTATGAATCAAAACGTAATAGACGGTCTAAACCAAATTAATGCTTGCACCAGCTTAGACCAGCTAGCAAAAGTCTTTGGAACTGTCTACAAAACAGTCGGAAATGATCAAAACGCTCAAAAAGTCCTCATTAAATCTAAAGACGTTATGAAAGCAAAACTCAAATGAAAACTATAAAGCTAGTAGCAAACCTACCTCAACTCACAGGTTACGCCTACCAATCCAGCGAATTCTATAACGCTAACATTGAAATAAAAATGCTTTTACTTTCTAAATGGATTGGCGATCTCATCGGCATTTACGAACAACTCCAAGTCGAGGAACTGGAGCAAAAAGCAATCAAAAAAGCTAAACAAAAATTGGAGAAAAAATGAGACTTTACGATTTACTACAATTAGCTGAAGACAATAGCGATCATTTTTCAGAAGAATTTTTAAATTGGTTACCTGAAAATCCTCACATTGTTAATGCTTTTAACTTTGAAACTTTTAAAGTTATCAATAAAGGATTTAAACATTACTCAGGACGCACCATCCTAGAGGTTTTAAGGCATCACTCAAACCTTAGCGAAAAATCTGAAACTTGGAAACTCAACAACAATCACGCACCATACTTGTGCCGACTTTTCGGTCTTATGCACCCCGAACATGCAGACTTATTTGAGTACCGTGAAACTAAAAAGCCAGCTTTAAAACTTTAAAGGAATATCATGGAACAAGGCACACCAGAATGGCATCAAATCAGACTCGGCAAAGTAACCGCCAGCCGTGTTAAAGACGTTATTGCAAAAACTAAAACAGGTTATGGAGCAGGTAGAGCCAACTATATGGCACAACTTCTCTGTGAGCGTTTAACAGGTCAACCGACTCAAGGTTTTAGCAATGACGCTATGCGACACGGTACTGAAACCGAACCATTAGCTAGAGTAGCTTGGGAACTTAAAAACAATATAGAGGTAGAACAAATAGCATTTATGGATCATCCCTATATCCCAATGGCAGGTGCAAGCCCAGACGGATTAATCAAAGATAACGGTTTGATTGAAATTAAATGCCCCAATACCGCAACCCACCTAGACACGCTTTTAACTAAAAAAGTCAATTCCGACTACATTACCCAAATGCAATGGCAAATGGCCTGCACAGGTCGAACCTACTGCGAATTCGTATCTTTTGACAATCGTTTACCTGAACATTTACAACTGTTCACCAAAACCATTGCCAGAGATGATGACTTTATAAAAACCATCGAATCCGAAGTTAGCCTTTTTCTTCAAGAACTTGGCGAGAAAATTAACCAATTAGGAAAAATCAATGTCTAAAAAAATCTATGACGTAGTAGTAGTTACCGGACGATTCTTAAATAAAGATGGAGTCGAAAAAAGAAAATACCAAACCATTGGGAATATTTTTCAAGTAAAACAAGATCAACTTATGCTAAAGCTCAACTCTACCCCCATCGGAGATGAGCATTGGAATGGTTGGGCATATCTCAACGTACCATTTGAAAAAGATAAACCAGAAACCCAAGGAGACACAAACGATGATATCCCTTACTGAACTTATTAGAGACGACCCAGACGCTTACGACATATATTTAGAAGAAAAGCACAAAAAAGAAATGCAGAGACGTTATTGGGCGCATCCTGATTGTCGAGACCCTGACCATATTGGTTGCCCAGATTGTGAGCCAAGCGAAGAAGACAATCAGGAGGAAGAAGATGAAGATGAGTGAAATTATTATTTTTGCTACCGTTTGCGCTTGGCTAACTCATATCATTTTTTGTTTTGGTCATGCCGCTTGGGGTTTTCTCATAGCAGGTGCAATTTTCTTTCCCATAGGAATTTTGCACGGTTTTTATCTTTGGTTTGTATGAGGACAAAATGAACTTAACACCTTTAACCGACTATTTAGCATTACGTTACCGAATGTCTTTGCAAATATTTCTAGCGATTAACTTTGCAGAAGAAGGACATTATGAAAAATTTTTTGAATATATTTTTGAATATTTGATATTGCAAGACGAAATGCTTTTAATAAAAAAACATTTACGACTTTCTCATGAACAATTATTAATAAAATTAATATATGGATTGGGCTAATATTTTTATATGGGCTTTTGCGTTAGGTATTGCTAGTTTATTTTTTATATTCTCAGCAATCCTAACTATTTTAATTATTGAATTTTTTCAAGATTAAGCCCCACATATTCTTTCGCATTGGTGCATCACGTTAATTCGTTGCTCTGCACCAAATAATCCACCATTAATTACAAAAGTAAGTTTGTTATAGTCTTTAGCATCTGCCAAGTGGTTACACCCATGAGTTCGCCAATACCAACCGCCAATTGGAGCCGCATATTTAGGCGTTCTAGCTAAATCAGGATTTCTAACTAAATCTACTCCTAAAGCCTGACCAGCATGATAAAAATTGTCATGTCCAGTTAGCTGACATATCGCAGAACCTCTAAACCTCCATCCATCCCCAGACGCCTCGTCCCTATTACCCATACGATTAGCGTAAATGTGATTAGCTATTTTTTCAGGTTGATGCGCATATTTCATCGCTTCATCATGGCTCGGAAATCTTTTTGGCCATAACTGCATAAGAGTCTCTGGTCGATAATTTAGGTTTTCGCTTAAATCCCTAAAATGATTTGACTCATAAGAAAACTGACCAATAAAACAGGCTTGCTCCTCCTTTGTTACGATTTCAAATCTTTGAAACGTATCATTCAAAGGGTCAACCCATACAGGATCGATACCTAACTGATGAAGTTGATCAGCCGTTACCATAATAGAACCAGCATAAAAAGAAGAAAAAGCGTTATTGCTCCCATAAGAGCGACCACTATTTTGTCGTTCATTGCACCCCCCCGTTTACTTTTTCTCTTGCGTCGTTGTACTCAATGATGCAGGCATTGAGGAGTTTGATGGCGAGTTTGCCGTCTGCAACGATGGCATTAATACTTTTAAGAGTCTCTCGCTCAGATCGTCCACCATCGGTTGAATTTCCGGACTGAGTGGAGGCATTTGCACCGGCTTGTACACCACAGGAGGTTGGGAGGCGCAACTCTCCAGCATCAATACGAGCATCAATGCTAGATTGATTTTCTTTAATATCATTTTTTGCCTTTCTTAAAGCCGCACCTGTCTGTGCAATCTTCTTATTTAGCTCTGCTTCTTTTTCCCTAGCTTCTCCATTAAGTCTGTCAATTTCGACTTTATCTTCTGCAACCCGTCTTTGATAGCCGTTATGATCTGCAACATAGTAACCCCCTAAAAAAACTAAACACAATCCTACGATCTTCATTATGAAGGCGTGAGGTTTTAATGTAGGAATAAATCCCACCAATAAACTCAATACGTAAGCAACTGCTCCAGCTACTACCGCAATAACTGCAAGCCAGTAAAACAAATCGTCAAAAAACCAAGCCAGCCAGCTAAACATTTCTAGTGCTTTCTCTAGCTTGTGCCGTTCTCATTCTTTCTTCGTCACTCTCTAATGTAGGCGGTCTTGTTGGAGGAGGAGGAGGATTCCAATTGCCAGCCGGAGCCGTCATGATAATTGGAGCAGGTGGAGGAGGAGGAGGAGCAACATAAGCCGCAGTATTGGCTTTTGCCGCATTCATCATAGTCGTAGCTTCATTAGCCACGCCTTTAGTCAATATTCCACCAATACCACCGACAATCAGCAAAACAATATCATTGAGCATCTTACTAAAAGCCTGATCTATTGGAGCCATTTGTTTAAGTGGCTGAGTCACGAACATGATGCTATAAATCAACGTAACCACAATAAAAAACAGAATCAACGTCACCATAATGACAACGAAAGCTCTGATTCTTACCTCAATTTCATCGGCAGTTAACCGATCCTTGGGGCTGTTGAGAAACGCTAGGAGTAATTCCTTCAATTTTTTTCTCCAATACAGGTGCAACTAAATACTCGGGGCAAGTTTGATTGAACTCACATAAAGGCTTTTGACATTCTGCATCATTAAAATGCGCAGGGTCTTGGCATGTATAACGATACGAATCATGGCACGAACACAAAAAAGGTAGAACAACTAACAAAGTACAACTGAATAATTTCATTTTCCCTCGATCCTTGTTAACGCTTTATTGACCCTGATTTCCATCTGACGCACATCGACATACATCCACATTAATAACGGCAAAAAAAACAAAATCACTACCAGCAAGATAACAATCAATATGATGGCGAATGAGTCATTGTCAGAATCAGAATCCACGCGTAACTCACTATTGCTACTGTAATTAGAATAGCCACCGCTCGATTTTGAATTAGGCTTATTTTTTCCTGACGTTGCCATCTTGCCCGCCGTTCCTTTAACATCTCCTCTCGTCTCGCCATTGCTTGAATATTAGCAATTTGACCGATTTTCTGGTTTACCCGAGTATACAAGTCTTTGAGTTCGGCTGGAACATGGTAGACCATGTAATCCGATAACTCAGTATTCAATTTTTCCATTTGTAGGTTAGCAATCACTAGCTTAATTGCTATCTCGTTGCCTTCCTCAGACGTAGAGTGAAGTGCTAGCTCCTCCTGCTCTTTTATGTAGTTTTTAAGTCCGTTATACGCTTGAAAAAACTTAATCAGAGAGTCCGAAACCTGCTGAAAAATCAAATTTTCATCAAATGCAGGTGCTTTATTTTTAGTTTTAACTGCTTTTGCAGGCGTTTTTTGCGCTTTTTCTGCAATTTTTGGCTCTATTTTGGGCTTACTACCGAATATATTAACCAGAAAGCCTATAAATCCTTTAGCTTTCTTCTCAGCTTCGTGGTAATCCTTAACTACCCCCTCGATCTCTTTATTTATTTCTTGTACAAGTTGCCGGCCTTCTTTGTACATTTCGCACGATTCCTTAATAAAGGAATACGCACTTGAAGCAACCGCAACGAGAGTAAATGGGTCAATTTTTACAACCCTAAAAACTTATGAAAGAACTGATTAGCCACTTCACTCGGACCTAAAAAAACGAGCAACATGACCCCATATAGCAAATATTCAATTTTTGTCATGCGTTTTTCGCCTTCTTTCAAAGACTGTGCGATTTGTTGGTATCTTTGATCACAAACCGCTACATGAACCGCTAAGTCTTTTTCCGTATCGCTCATCTAAGCCCCCTAAAGTCACTAGATTTTAGAGCATTTTTAAATTATCCACGACTATATGAGGGTCGATAAAAGCGTCTTTTTCGTACTTTTGATCCTCCCACCACAAAAACTGCTTTTCTGACAAATAAGACCGGCTTTTTAATAGGTTTACATTCTCAGTATGACCAAAAATCAAAGGGTCTGAAACTGACCACAAAACGATGCCCTTTTTGCCCTCCAACCAAGCCAGATGTTGAAAAAAAGAATCTACCCCTATCCAAGTACGGCATTGTTTTAAAAGCTCTCTTAGCTCATTTAAAGGCAAATTTGTGCGAAAGTCCCTTACTAACCTAGCCTCTCCTTCCACACCGATTTGAATAATAGGCTCGTCTATCAATCGAATTAATTCACTCCAATATGGATAGTTTTTAGGGTTTTCCCTTCCATTCATTAATTTTTTGGAATAAGGAGAAATAATAATCATAGGTACATTTTCCTATACGCTTCCTCCAGAGTCCCAGTCCAGCCCCATTGATCCATTTTTTTATAAATATTCCATTGATCTAAATTGCCGAACAAATAATTTGCATCAGCAATTGACATACCTTCTACGACTTCGGGATAACAAGTGAACAAAAGAGGGTTTTTAATTTCAGGCAATACTTTACTAAACACCAAATGATCGCCCAAACCTGAATTAAGCACCACAATTGTACGATCACGGTACTCCATAAAATTATTAAAAATAAACTCATCTTTCGCATATAGCTCCTGATTAGTCTCTGACCTGATACCCCCATCCGGATTTTTTAAATGCCAAGTTGTGGCATTAGGCACTACGTAAAGCTCATATCCTTTTTGCTTTAATCCGTAACTGAACAAAGTCTCCTCACGATGCGCTACACGAGAAAGCCCTAAATTGTATTCATAGACTCCAGCTCGGTATAAAAAAGAACAATGCAAATGATCTACAGGTAATTTTTGCCGAATAATGCTCCATTGCATATTGGCTTCGTTATTAATTTCCTCTATTTTTCCGCACGACATTGTTTGATCGTACATAAGCGGAGGAGTCAGGATAGAACCTCCTACCGCACCGACTTGATCATTTACATGACTATATAACACTTCCAGCACATTCGGCTCTGGGATAGCGTCATCGTCCATTCGCCAAACCCATTTGTAACCCATCGTATTTGCTTTTTGATGGTTATAGTGCGTACCTTTTTTCTCAGCGAAAATCCACTCCCATTCGATTCGCTTCAAATCCATCATTTTAAAAAAATGATAATATACAAGATCGTTTCTTACGTCCCTCGGTTCGTCATTGTCATCAAATATAACCAGCTTATCTACTTTTTTAGTCTGATTAATAATTGCACTTAACGCCAACGGTAAAGTCGTATCGTACCGACCACGGGTACCGATAGAACATAAAATCTTATCCACGGTCGTACCTCAAAATCATGAGGTTAAAACGATTATGTTCAAAAATAGGCTGAGGTTTATCGTGTATTTTTCCATGCTCATCAATGTAATCTATTTGAAAATCAGGGAAGTAAGACTCATTAAGTCCATGCAATTTGTGATGCTCCCCCCAAAATCCTTTGGGTTCGTTCCATGGAACTGTAATCAATAACCTTTTGCAATGTTTTTTCAGCTTTTCTACGACTTCAAGCCCATTATCCAAATGCTCGATCACTTCAAAAGCGATAATTGTGTCGAACTGCGCTAGCTCTATTTCATTAATATCACCCAAAGAGAATTTGTAATTTTCTCCCCAGTTTTGCTCTTGAGCCACCGTAACGATAATAGGATCGTAATCAATACCTAAATAGTCAATATCATTAGGCAAAAACTGAGCACCGAATCCACTAGAGCACCCTATCTCTAGTATTTTACGACCCTTGAGATTGTTGTTAGCCCACAAATACCGTGTTGCTTCTCTTGGATATACAGGATCGCCTTTTAAGAAAACTGCTCTTTCGTAATTGTTAGTCAGTTTCCAGCGATAGTATTCTGGATTGTGTTGTTTAGCAAAATTAAGCTCATTTATTAAGAGCATTTGCTCCCATGTTATATTTTGTATTGTCATTTTGTTTTATTGTGGTGTTTCTGGTTGACTTTGTTTATGAATTTCAGCAATCAAACCAGCCACTTCTTGATAGGGTCTGGTTGCCAAATATTGCAAAATTGCGTTCACCAGTTGTGTGGGTAAAGTGATGTTTTCCATTAAGCACTCCAAGGCAAAGGTTGTGTTGTGGGGGAAACTGGGGGATTCTCAAGACTATTGATTTGACCTTGGACATTTGCCTCATAATTAGCAATGCCTTGTGCGCCCAGAGACTCTTGAACCCATCCAATAACTGTGGCTTGAGTGAGTTGTGCGTAAGGTGTAAACCCTGCTTGGGCATCAGTAACTGGGTATTGAGTGTTGCCACCAATACTAGCTGTGTGAGTGCCATCAGTACCTGTTAGCTCCCAGTTAATGTTTACGACATATCCTGCATTAGGGCCAGAGGGCCATTGTTGCATTGAAGTAATTGTCCATGTCCATTGATTGACTTGTGCCATTTTAATCTCCGTTAAACATTAGTTGCTTTACTTAAATCAAGCATAAAGAAATTTCCTTCATTTTTCATAGCTTCATAGCATTGAGCCAATAAATCACTTGAAAAATTAGGATTACGCAAAACATAAGGTTTTGTTCCAAGAGGGGATGCAGACATATCTCTTGCCGCTTTGCTCGCCCAAATTCCAGTTGTAAAAGTAATTTCACCTTTTGTGGTATTACCATTAGCATCTTTTTCTGGTTGATAATGCCAAATTATTGCTACAACTTTAATATAAGCGGATGGTAAATCAATACCAAGTGATGCAAATCCAGCATCATGTTGATCTGCTATTGAAACTGCTATTTCTAAAGCCATTTTTTTCTCCAAAAGTATTAGTTAAGATTTGTGATGTCGTAATCGCTTCTTACATAAACTCTACCATAGTATGATGGAATTGACGAACTAAAATATACAGTAACAACATTGCTACAATTAACAGCAATTATAGGAAATAAACCTAAAGAATCTGTAATACTTATATAGTTTGTTGGTGTTCCAGTTGATGAACTAGCAAATAATTGTCTTGATGTTCCATTGATAGTCGAACTATTAAAACTTGTACTTGGGCCAGTGGAACTGCATCCACCAGTGCTAGAAATAGCATTCATAATCATTGTAACTATTGCGGCTCTTTGTGCTTGAACTAAATTGGGTATGCTCCAAACACCACTACCATTTGAATATCCTCTAGGATTACCATCACCATCACTCAATACAATATTGTTACTAGATGTACGGATGTCTAAGCCACCTTGGTTGCCGTTGTAGCCACCAAGAATTGTGTTGTAAGAACCTGTGGTTACATAATAACCCGCAGCTTGATTTGTAGATGCCCTTGCACCAACAAATGTGTTGTATGCACCTGTTGTCAAGCTATAACCTGTGTATGGTCCAACGCAAGTGTTATAGTTTCCTGTTGAACTTCCAGAAGAACCATAACCAGCACCATTACCTAAAAACAAGTTTTGATCGCCTGTGTTGTAGTAACCAGCTTGATAGCCAAAAAAAGCACTTGATCCTGCAGTTGTATGACTATATCCAGCTTGATATCCTACTGCCGTGACATAAGATGCTGTGGTGTTAGAGCGGAGTGCTTGGTCACCCAATGCTGTGTTGTAACTTCCTGTTGTGCTATTTCCATTACCATCTAATGCACCTGCACCAAAAGCGGCATTATGTGAGCCAGTTGTATTTCTATAACCAGCTTGATTTCCTACAAAAGTATTTGGCCCACCACTTGTATTGTAAAAACCAGCTTGATAGCCCATAGCTGTGTTATTTCCACCACCACTAGCGTTTGTATAAAGCGCTTGATAGCCAACTGCTGTATTTGCAGAATCTGAGTTGTTGGCTTGGAGTGCTTGACGACCAATTGCTACGTTGCTTGAGCCTGTTGTGTTGGAATTCATAACCAACGTACCCATAGCCACGTTATCAGTACCACTGCTATTGTTATTCATAGCTAAGTAGCCAACCGCAGTATTGTTTGATGCGGTATTTGAATACAAAGCCTGATAACCAAGTGCAGTTATGTTTGCGCCTGTACTGTTAGAGTAGCCTGATTGATATCCTACTGCTGTGTTGTTAGATGCTGTGGTGTTGTTACCAAGAGCCTGCCAACCCATTGCCACATTGTACAATGCGGTTGTATTTGCGCTAAGAGCACCACCACCTACAGCAATGTTGTAAGAACCTGATGTATTGCGAGCAAGGGTATTGTAAAAGGACGAAGCATCAGCGCCGCCGATTGCTGTATTGTTTCCACCAGTAGTGTTATTTAAAAGAACGGCAACACCAACCGCAGTATTACCATTTGTAGTGTTATTTTTTAACGCTTCGCCACCGATTGCAACGTTATAGTTGCCTGTCTGGTTATACAGTAAAGATAGCCATCCAACGGCTGTATTTTCAGTCCCAGTCGTATTGTTATACCCCGCTTGATAACCGACAAACGCTTGGTATGGGCCACCAGTATTGCTATACCCCGCCTGATAACCAACAGCAGTGTTGTAGGAGGCTGTGGTGTTGCTGTAAAGTGCTGAACCACCGATGGCGGTGTTATATCCGCCAGTAGTGTTTAAATTTAAAGCTCCATTGCCGAAAGCCGAATTAATTTGTCCTGTGGTGTTTTGTGTCAATGCACCATAACCGAATGCAGACCCATAACCACCGCTTGTGTTGCTGTATAACGCATAGTTTCCTACAGCGGCATTTTGAAGTCCACTTGTATTTGCCGCCAAAGCACTAGCACCCACCGCAGTATTTGTTGATACAGAACCCCCACCCAATCCAACAGTCAATCCATGAATGGATGCATCGTTCGCCATCGTCACCGTAGTACCGTTGAACGTGAAATTGGCAGAACCAGCAAACGAACCGCTTGAGTTGTATTGGACTTGCGTGTTTGATCCAGCCGCTACACCAGCACCTGAATATCCGCTATAACCTGAATATCCGCTTACCCCTGAACCGCTATAGCCAGAATATCCCGAATAACCGCTCGCTCCATTAGACCCATTTGTTCCTGAATATCCAGAATAACCTGATGTGCCTGTAGCTCCATTTGTTCCTGAATATCCACTGTATCCAGAAATGCCAGAATAACCGCTATAACCTGACGTACCAACTGCTCCAGAAAGTGAAACAGTCCAATTGCTAAATGATGCACCACCATTTACATATGTCACGTTTACAGTCAATGAAGTGCCCGAATATGATGTAATCAATCCTTCCATGTATTGGCTTGGGACTGATGTGGCATATACCCTGACATATTGGCCAACTGCAAATGCGGTCACACTTGCATCTAAATTGGTTGTAAATGATTTGCT